ACCTATCTAACCCAAACCCAAACTGCAAACATAAATCATACGTACTCTGCAAACTCTTAACAAAATAATTATTGTTAGGTGTGCTTATTATCTCACTTTGAACAATAGCACTTGCCACAACATTTGGCTTTATTGTTTCATTGAAATACAAACTTAATCCTACAATGCTATCAGTTATATCAATGCCATTATCAACACTTAATTTAACCGCATATTGTGGCGAACCATACACTATCACCGCAACATCATAAATAGTCTGTCCAAACTTAACTTCGTACTGCATCAACTGAAAAATTAAAAGAATTGTTATCTTTAAAGTCAATGTTTATTTGACTAAATCCATCTCTCTCCAACTGCACTCCTATTTCTTTTTCTAAAAAAATATCAAGCCCAGAACTATTAAGATAATTGTCTATTCCAACACCACATAAGATATACTCTTTCCAATCGCCCTGATTAGAATTAATGATGTCTATTATGTGGTCCTCGTCTGATAATCCAATAGACAAATCACCATCAACAATTAGCAAATCAAATTCGCTGTTTTGTAAAAAATCTTTAGCCGCCATTTCCGTGTTTTACTTTTGTGTTTTCTATTTGTGAAATATTTATTTGTGGCAAAACAAGTGCAGATAATATACCTGCTTGTGCTGTTGTTACACCTCCATCAACTGCTGATAATGCTGTCCCCATTAATGTAAGATTAGAACTTAATGTAGTTTTTAACGTATTAATTTCAGTTTGTAAGTTATTCAACGCTGCATTTAATATTTGAACCTTTACCAATCCGCCATTTTCATCACCTGCAATATAAACCTGCGATACCTCGCTAACCATAACTACACAACTTGTCGTTTCACTCATCTGAGAAATCACAACAAAACTGCCCACCTTTGGAATTAATACAAATCCCTTTTTTTTATCTGCATTTAACAACACCCCAAAAAAATCTGCACTCCCATCAATAGGTTCACACTTACAAGTAAAATTAGGCTCATCAACTGATAATACTTTACAGATGGATGTTTCATAACTCAATTCATCCATTCCTGACAATGCCCTTATTGCCTCTCTTATGTCCGTTGCCTGATTGCTCATTATGCTATCCTCCTTTCTAATTCAATGTTTTGCCTTCCGCCTCCCATTCCTATTTCTGATGTAACTGACTTAACTACATATTTTCCTTTTCTTTCCGGATAAATATACGAATCCAATTGAACAAAATCACCTGGCTCAATCTTTGGCTCAATGAATGTCAAAAAAGAACCATAGTAACCTGTGTAATTCATTTGCTCTAAAAATAAATTAGCTTTTAAATCTAATTCTGCTTTTGTGCCTCCATATTGGAATATTGTTCTTAATTCACCTGTTGGATCACCATAATTATATTCTTCTCTTGAATTATCACTTTTAATAATTACGCCTTCTAACTTTACTTTTACATCGTCTTTTTTTAGATAACGGAGGTTGCCCGTATCTATCATTTGTCTTTCAAACAAAATAGTTTCTGTATTACTTTCTGCTTGATAATAAGCTAATCCAACTCTTAACTTTCCATTTTTAAAGTAAGAATATAATCCGTAGTCTGTTCTTAATTTTTGCAACACTAATCCAACACTTGCCTTTTGTGTTCTTATTGCTCCAATTTGAGCATCTAATGCCTCGTAAGCGATGTTTGTGTTTTCAAGTATCTTTCCTATCAATGTTCTTAAATTAACACTCTCATAGCTTATATTTGGTGCTATTGATTGTTTTAAAATAAACATTTCATCCTCACATAATATTTCCACCGGCACATTGTTTCCAATCTTGGAAATATAGCCACTAAATAATGGTGTTAGATTAGGATAGTAACCTCCAAATATTTCTACTTTATCACCTCGCCTTAATAAAGGATTTTGCCCCTCATAAATATTTTTGTCGTTGTATTTTAAATTTCTCGGCAATAATATTGTGGCTGTTTGTGTTTGCTTATCCCAACTTTTTTCAATCCTAATGTTGTTGATTTCAAACCATTCATAGATAGCATTTCTACCATCTCCCAATTGAGTTATTTTTATCTTATTAAATAGCCTGTTCATCTTGTTGTTTCAAGTCAAAAGGGTTATCTGATAAAGCTGAAATTTCAAAATATTGAACATTCCTAAGTCCTACTTGTTGCGACATTGTTAAGTTGGTAACAACAATATTTTTGACTCTAAATATTCTATTTAAAAATGTATTTGTAATTTGCAATGTAACTGGAGCAGAGCAATAACTTGCAAGAATACCTGTATCTACCAATGGTGCTTCGTCAGGGTTTTTAGTTGCAAAAAAACCACGAATATTAATTGAGTAATCTCCGTTATTTATAAACTCTTTTACTGTGCCTCGATTAAATCCGCTTATGTCTGTTGTTACTATTTGCCTGTTTTTGGTAACATCAATTATTACGTTCTCCAATAATAATCCATCGTTATTGCCATCAAAAAAATTACTTGCTAAAGCTACTGGCCCTAAAGTTTCTTGATATTTTTTTTCAATAGGATTGTATTCATACTCTTTATAACTTGGCATTACAATAAACAATGAACCATAAATAGGTGTTCCAAAATAACTTGTTTTATCGGGTTTATCTGTTTTTATAGATAAAGTATTTGCCGCAATCAAAGCACGCTGAACTAATGGCAAACCAAATCCCTTTATTAAAGTTTTTTCGTTATTTTTTTGTATTACTTGTGGTAAAAAAAACTCTGCCATAATTATTTTGTTGCTAAAAGTTGGAAATCATTTACTGCCGCCAATAATGCCTCAGCAACCGCATCCTTAATCTCATTCTTGCCCTCTTTAATTGTTGTTGCTGTTAGTGTAATCTGTTCAACTAATTTATTAATTGAAATATTAAAGTTTTGCACACCTCTGCTTTCTACTGCGGTTGTACTTGTTCCTGCTTTGGATGTTGTGCTATTTGTTGGGGTTGGTTTACCTGCTATTTGTTTATTTAATGGAGATACTGCACTTGTGGCACTTGGTTGGTCAGACATTGACTTATTCAATTTATCTTGTGCGGATTTAGCTGCATAAATACCAACTGCTAATGCTGCGGCTGCTCCTGCTGCTACCAAAAACACTCCAACTCCTGTCAACCCTGCAAAAAATGCTGTTGCTGAATTTAATAACCATTGTGCAACCGTTGTACCCTCCAATGCTGCGGCTAAACTCCAAACTGCATAAACTAACTTGCCTACCATTATAGCTTTTGTTACTGCTAAATATGTATTGTAAAGTAATAATGCACCTGCTGCCCCTGCTAATGTACCTCCTAAAAATGCTATTGCTACTGCGTGTTCTCTAACAAAATTTGTAAGTGATGTTATTACTTTAATAGTTCCTTGAATTATTGGCATAAACAATTCTCCAAGAGTTAATTTAATCTCTAAAAATGCGTTGTTCATTCTGTTTAACCTTGATGTTAAACTTTCTGTTGCATCTTTCATCCCTCCTGCAAATTCTTTTTTTAATTGTGCTGCAAACTTTGGAATAAAATCTTCACTCATTAATTTTCCATCTGCAACAAATTTATTCAATTCCATTGTAGTCATTCCCATTGCATCAGCAGCTATTTTAAATGCACCTTTTAATCCAGCATCACCTAACTGCCCTCTTAATTCTTCCATTGAAACAACCCCTTTTCCTGCCATATCTGACAATGCTTTAAACGCTTGTGCTGTTTGTTCTGCAGACATGTGATTTACGGTTGAAGCCATTGCCATACCCTCAAATACATCTCTTACTGCTTGCCCTTCAATAGATGTTCCTTTAAATGATGCTGCTAAACCTACAAATCCTTGCGTTGCACTTAATAAATCAAGCCCCATCTCTTCAGATGTTTTACGCAAATAATTAAAATCTTTTGCTCCTTGCTCTGCTGAACCACTTGCAAAATTTAACTGATTTTGCAATCCTTCCATTGCAGCAGTTGTATTTACAATTTCTCTTGCAATTAATCCGCCTCCAATAGCACCAATAGCAGCACCAATACCAAGTGCTAACTTTTGAGTAGTACCCATTGCACCATTCAGTTTCTCAGTTTCATTAGTTGCCGATTTAATGCCGCTACTGAACCTATCCTTTAAACTTAATATGTATTCTACTGAATTATTCATTTCTTTTCTTGTATTGTTCCATTAAACTTTAAAACAAACATTATTTCTTCAATCGCTGCTGCCCACTCATCATCTGTCAATGTGTTTGGCTCAATTCTAAAATAAAAACGGATAAGTGCATTTTGACGTGCGAACTCATCCGTTTCCAATAAACTCTTTGCAGAATTTAATTTTTTTTTAATTCACCTGCCTCAGCTTGTAACATCGGTAAAATAGTGATGGCCGCACTTCGCAACGCTGTGAAATCATCCGTTATCAACTTCACATCATCACCGCCAACCCACAATGTTTTCAAAAAACTTTCAACTCCTAATAATTCATCTTTGGCAATTAATGCAGAAACACTTTTAAAAGCTATTCTGTCCAACTCCCTCAAATGAACGGTTATTGTATCACCGCTTTTTGATTTTACACTTAATGTCCAAATGTCTGAATTTGGGTACTTCGATTTAATTTCTTCGATTGTCATAATTTATTTTTTTTGATTGCTCAAAAGTATTAAATAAATTCAACATTTGAAATAACTAAATCTAATTCAATTGGAATTGATGTATCTCCACTTGCAGATGTTATCATATTCTTTTTAAATCTGCAATTCTTGATTTTGTGAACCACCGGTATAAGGTTGGCATCCGTAAATGAAACAATAACATCAAACTCAGGTATGTCGTGCAATCTGCCCTGTGGTGCAATTGATACGATATTCATAACCTCATTCATTAATATTGTAACCTTTGCAGATGGCTCTACTTGTCCGTAACCTCTCGCCACTGGATAACGACCTGTTGCATAAATGTTCTCAATATTGGCTTCTTCGCCATACTCTATTGCAGTAACACCTATAATTGGAACTCCTAAGATTATGCAAGTAATATCTGCATATTCATACGTTTTACCGTTAATTAACGGAATTAAATTTGCTGCCATTTTATACTGATTTTACAAAGCCCACGTTTATTTTAATTATTCTCGCAACACCTAAAGGAACATTCTGCAATGTCAATTCAAGTGTAGAAGTAGCTAAAACATCTTGGGCAGGATTAATAATTATTTTGTGTGCAGATAACTCATCGTCTGCTTCCATTTGTACTAATGGATTGTTTGCTAATGTTTCAAAATATCCAATCGTTGCTGCGGTCAACGTGCCATCTGCATTCACTTTTA